ATTAAATACTTTCCTGTCCATCGTTTTCCGTTCTTACTAGATGGGACATTTCCTGCTATAAATATCTCTGCCATATTGCAAAGATAATAATAAATTTGAGAGTTTCACCTTTTTGGAATTTGGCGCATTTAAGTCTTAAAAGTTTCATCCGATTTTCGGTTGAGATCTTGTCTACTACCGAGTTTCGGAACGCTTACCTGATCCTAGGGATCTGTTATCTCTCTCATTTATATATCTTTAGAACGGCATATCTTCATCATCAGCTGCACTAGCACTCATAGAGTTATTTGCTTTTGACCATTCAGAATGCTTCATACTAAACTCAGACATTTGTTCATCAGTTAGAGTCTGGTTCATGTCATTGTTATATGTACATTTACCTCCTGATTTAGCTGACCATCTATACTTAGTAGCAGTTCTTATAACAGGCTCTTCATTGTCTCTATTTTTACCAATATATTCTTCTGATATAAATGTAATCATTAAACTATTACCTATAGCAGCATTCATAGCCCTGCTGTCATCACTAAAATCTTTTACACCAGCATTAATAAGAAAATCTTTAATTTGCTTAGTCTTCCATTCTTGTGTTGATTGTTTATCAGTTTCTTTTACCACCCAAAATCTACATCTACCAACTTTACCGTTACTTGTTACGGCATATTGTATAAATGGAGACCCTTTGTAGTCTTCTAATTGTTCCGATGTAGTTAATCCTGTGATTTTACATTCGTGCGCTCCAGGTGTAATGTATTCTACTTTTTCACCTACAGCTCTTTTTGTTGTTGTTGCGTTTAAATTAAACGGTAATGCACTCATTGTTTTATTTATTAATTAATATTGTTTGTTAAATTATTAACTGGTTTTTCTATTCTGTCTTTCGGATCATATTCCCAAGGAAATAGTTGTTCTATAGAATCTTTTGGCCATTGAAATGCATGTGCTAATGTTCTACACATATCATAATAATTATATGTTGTTAATCCGTCATTTTCTACGGTAACTATTTGATCTCCTAGTTCTAAAGTTAATTTCATTATTTATTATTTTTGATTAATTTTAATATTATCTTATAATATCTTGCTGATAATTCATCCATATTATTTATTGTTTTTAATTTTCCAGTTAATATACTTAGTTAATGTATCTCCATCAAAGATAATCTTATCTTTCTCTGGGGCATATGGATAGTCTTTACCCTTCCATTGTTTTGTAGTTAAGGTTTGTATCTTTAATCTATATAAGAATCTACCTATACCCCATGATACACATGCACGTTTAAATGCATCTGATACATGGCCTTTATCTTTCTCTACTTTAGACTCTGATCCTGTGTCTGATTTCCATACCCATTGATAGTATGAATCTCCACCTTTACCAGCTTTTACTCCATTACAGCAAATGCCTACTTTACAGAACAATAATCCATTCTCTTCGTAAAATATACTTTGCCAGTTTTCTGGGCCACATACTTCATCTAATAAGTCCTGACAGTCTCTAGCGTCTATATATGCTACACAGGTTGTTTTTCCAAACTTAGTGGACTGTACACGCCACTTATATGGTAGTTCTTTACTTAAATCTTTTAAATTCATTTTCTTTCTTTTTCTAATTTATCTTTTCTTATTTTGTTTGCTGCAGATGCAGCTACTACAAATTTTACAAATCTTCTTATCATCACAGGCTTACCTCTTAATATTAAAGTTACTGCTATTTCTTTAAATGTTAATAGTAAGACCTGTCTGACAAGTTTTTTATCAATACCTAGGTCGTGGGCTATCTCTGACACTATTGCTCGTATTGTAGTTTTATCTTTATTTTTACCAATCATGTGTTGGCAAATATAAGTATTTAATCTTTATCTCCAAACAATTGAACAGCTAAATACATTGGAAGTACAATAATACCTGCTACAATTAATGAAAATAACATAGGACCAATAATAAATAATACTGCCGCAATTATTGTTACAGCTATCATTGGGTATTTACCTATAAAGTTATATTTTTTCATAATCTGTAAATTTAGTTATTTCACTTTTAAAAGTTAGAGTCACCTCTCCGACACCTATATTTCTACCTTTAGCAAATATAATATTAGCGGTTCCTTGACTCTTCTCTCCATTATCGTTAAATTCTATACCATAATACTCAGGACGATATATAAGCATTACTACATCAGCAGCTTGCTCTATCTCACCTGATTCTCTAAGATCAGATAATGTTGGTTTGCTGTTGTTTCTCATACCAACACCTCTATTTAATTGACTTAACGCTATTACGGTGATATTTAACTCTTTAGCTAGATTCTTAAGAGTTCTAGCAACTTGACTTACTTCTTGTTCTCTAGTTCCAGATTTACTTTTATAGCTAACTAATTGCAAGTAATCTATCATGACAAGTTTAACATCTTTATTTTTTACATATTCTTTAATTCTATGTACCAAATAATTTAATGATGTTATATTACCTTCGTCAATATGTAATGGAGTTTCTTGTATAGCATAAATTGATTTATGTATTTTCTTAAGCTCATCATTATTTAGCGTTCCATTGGTAATATATCTATTACTAATACCTGAATCCATAGACGCAAGCCTTCTAAGTAATTGTAATGCACTCATTTCGTAAGAAAACACAACAGTAGGAGTGTTAGTGTACAGAGCAGCGTTATAAGCTAAGGCAAGCGCAAAACTAGTCTTACCCATTGACGATGCTCCACCTACAATAATTAAATCTGTTTCTTGCCAACCACCAGTAAACCTATCTATAGCTTGAAATCCAGAGGCAATTCCTAATAAACCATCACTATTCATTCTTACTTCTATATCGTCTAGAAAATCTTTGATTTGAGATGATATATCTCCCAAGACTTCAGGATTACCTATTTGTAGCTTTGACATTTCTGTAGTTAAATTACCAACTATAAGCTCTAATTCATCTCTGTTGCTTAATTGATTGTGAACATCATGGACTATACCAGTAAGTGTGCGTTTCTGAAATTCTTCTGTAAGCACTCCTATACATGTCATTATTTCCATAAAATCAAAAGCTTTATCTGTCATATGCGATAAACCTAATACAACATTTTCTCCTTTGATTAGTTTAGATACTGTTAGTATGTCTATAGTTTTATTTTTACTATGTAAGTTTATAATAGCATGATATGTAGATTTATTGAAATCATATTCAAACAAATCTTCATGTAATAATATACTATATTTATCTATTAATTCTGGCTTAACAATAAGTTTACCCAGTAATGTTTGTTCTATTTCATGATTATCCATAATTTTTTATTTTAGCTAACAAATATAAAATTATTCTCTATATTTTCGTCTAGCGTCTGCTTTTTCTTCATAATAATTTTCTTCCATTCTAGCATCATGATCTCTTTTATCTTCTGTATGTTCAAACCAATTTCCACATTCATTACATATATAGCCTGTAGCTTCTGTATGTTCTTTACAAGCAGGACATATATCACTGTNTTGTATCATTTCAACACTACAACAATCTGCTATAGTGCTGTCTTCATAGCTGCATCCGCAGCAAGTACTTACTTCACTCATGATCTATGGTTTTTAAGCCATTTAAGAGCCTCTAAGATAGCTTCATCTTTATCTAGATTCATACCTTTACCAGATGTATCCATATAAAGTATGAGCTTTAAAATAACTTTTCTAGCATCGTCTATAGTACTAGTGTTAATTTGATTCTTTTGAATTTCATATAGATCTTCAAAAAATTCTTTATTTATTTGTTCTTTATTCATAAATTTAATTTTTTATTTGTGATGTGTTCCATAATCCACTTTTTCTTCAGTCCAATTTTCAGTATGCTCTCCAACAATTTCGCTATCCCAAATATCAAATTCAGTCCAAATTTTCCATTTTTCTTCATCTGTTTTAGCATTTTTTAATTTGTTATAAGTTTTTTCAGATACTTTGTAATATAACTCTTCTTCTATTGTCTGAATTGTTTTATAAACTAATACTTTAGTTTTCATGATATTACTGGTATTGTTGATAAATCTTTAAATGTAGTAGACATAGCTCCACCATCATTTCCTTCATCATCCATCATTGGAACTATCCAATGTCCATTATCTAAACGAATAGCTATTGGCCTTTTATACCACATATTCTCTTCCATTTCTTCTGTAGGAATGTATTCTACTTTTGTTATTTTTCTACCGACTAGATGTTTAGCAATTTTGTCTGTCCAATATTGTTCTACTGACTTGCCATCAATTTTATATTCTTTCATATTATTATTTTTTATTTATTAATAAGTAGAAAAAGGGGGCATTAGCCCCCTCGTTTCTGTTAGTATGCTTTTAAAAAGTTAAAAGCCTTTTCGTTCATCTTACTACAAGATCCTATTAATATAGATTCTTGCTGTCCATAATCTCTATTAGGAGATGACTTTTCATGTGTAGTATACTTAGTTACACCATTAAATACACCCCATTTAGTGTGAGATATTCTATTAGTTTCTATATATATACACGCATTAAGATCACGCACCATATTTGCTCTTCTAGTAGATATTGGTAGTTTATCTGTATTAGCTAGATAATCTACTAAATCATTTATTAAAGATGATGTAGCAGATTCATTGCTAAACATTTGTAAATCAGAAACTTTATCATATTGATCTGTAAAGTTAATTATTTTAGGTAATTGTTCTACCTTTTCTTGTATAGATTTTGTATGTCTATATCCAGAAAATGCATTACCTGATAACCATGCAAATTGATTTTGACAGAATATAACTTTATTCATAAAGCCAAACTTTAATGATGAACTTCCATCATGTCCGTTAATTGCATATACATATTGTTCTGTTTGTTCATCACCTATTGTAATTCTATTAGACTCGTGCTTCATTTGAATTACAACTTTTCTACCACCATTTAATGGTATAGCCTTTACAATCTCTAAATTATTCTCACCTGCAATTTCTTGCATAGTTTCTATGATTGTATGATTTTGTGTAGGCTCGTAACCTTCTGATACTGTGGTAAATACTTCACCTGTATCCTCTCTAACTATACCGTAAAATGGAGTATGGTGCAATCCATTATTAGCTTCAGGCGTACATTCACCTGCATACATTAATGGCTCTTTAACTACATTCCAGTTAAGTCCATTTTGTTCTAAAATTTGTTCTGTTGTTTTCATATTTAATCTATTATAAAGTGAGGAATAATTTCTTCAAAATCTTCAGGCTTTTCCTTTTCTATTGAGATTTGATCTCTTGCCCAATCTCCTATATGAGAATTGTCTCTGCGATAATCTCCACCTCCTCTGCCATTTCCTTCACAAGTTAATAATGGTAGTGGATGAATTTTCCATCCTTCCCCATCTTTAGGGACTATATTCTTGTCTACAAATTCTTTTTTAGTATGATTTACTATATATCTACCGCTTTCTACTCTTTCCATATCTTTTGGCTCTATTGAATCATCACCAACTTGTGTATACAGATTGTCTGTACCATCACTTTCTTCATCAGCATAATCTCCTGCCCATACAAGATGATTTTTGTACCATTCACCGTTAGGTGCAAGTAAAGATTCTACTGTGTTTACTAAATTATTTCCTATGTAGCTATGCTCCATAAGTTTCAATCCATTCCCATAGTCGTGTGAATATAGAAAAGTCATTTTGTCTATTGATATTGGTTTATAATATTGTCCCATTTTTTATTTTTTAAATATTGAATTAATTTTTTCTAGCTGTTCATCTAGTTCTATAGTATTTTCAGGTTTTACATTATTTTTAATATCTTCAGTTATTACTGATAATATTTTCATATAAGCCTCCATTTTACCTATTCGGTACTCAGCTGATTGATTTTCTTTATTTACTTGACTTTCAGCAAGTTCATCTCTGATAAGATTTGAAAGGTTTTTTCCTAATTCACTCATAATTAATTAATTTCGTGGCCCTGCATCAGGGGAAAGAGCCCCTGTTCTCGTTTGGTGTATTTCACTTATTTCCCATTGATCGTTAGAAACTTCCATTTGTTCTAATTCTTTTTCAGCTATTAGATCCCATATTCCCTGATCTCCTTCTTTTATTTTTTCATTAATTATCTCCATGTGTTTTCTATCATCATCTGGAAATTTTAATGTAATATATGTGGTATATGTTCTGTTTATTATTACCTGATATTCTTTCATAATTTAATTTTTAATAAAGTTTCTTCTATCCATTCATATGCATCTTCAGGAGTTTTAGCTTTAGTAGAATACTCTACCTTCCATCCTGAAACTATGTTTTTATAAATATAAGCTTTCCATACACCTGCTCTAGTAGGTTGTACTGTAACCCATCTGTCATGTCTAATTAAAGACTTAATTTCCATTAAATTCATAATAATAACTTTTAATTCTTTCTATTATACCTCTACCATTAGATGTGTGAAATCCATAACTATGTGTGTTTAAAGCAGTTATAGGTTTATTCTCTACTAATAAATGAAATAAATCCCATTCATTATCATAATCCATATCTTCTCTAGTTTGATTTATAGCTTCTGCCATAGCGTAAGCATTATGTCTGCATTCACCATACTCATTACATAGGTAATTTGTTATTTCTGTTTCTGTCATAATTCTAATTTTATTTGATTTTTACTAGGCTGCCACTGATAATAGTAAAGAGTATATGTTTTATCTCTACCAAACTTATCTGGAAACGTTTGTTCTCCAAGTAATGGAGTATCTTTATCTATAATCATTTTCTTGTCACTGTGTCTGACAAGTATTTTTTCATTAGTATACTTATAAGGCAGAGCAACAAGATCAAGCCCAGAGTGTCTAGGATTAACCTTGTAGCCTGCTATAAGTTTCTTTAACAAATATGATTTCATTAGTGCTTTTGTTGATTTGCAAAACTATTATATGAACTCTTAGCTTTAGTAACTTTCGTATTCTTTTTACTATCAACATGTTGCACAGCCTTAAGGCCTTGCCATATTTGTGTTTCCTTCTTAACT